CGGCTTTGACAGTCGCCAAAGTCGCTTTGGGCACAACAACGGCTTTGCTTGGCGCAGTGCTGTTGCTGGTTGGGCGTTTCGGATGATGCTTCATCAAGGCGGACAAAGCTTGCTCGGCGGCTGTGTCCTTCTCGAATGTCATCCATTTTTTCAGTTGGCTCACATGGGGTTCAACACCATACTTCGTACCAATGATGGCGGCGGCTTCCGCACGATACTTGATGTACGAAGTACCCTTCATGTCCGCTACCAAATCGGCAATGGCGGCGGCGTGCGCCTGCTGAGTTGAAACGAATGCGAGCACCACAGACTTACGAGTTTTCATAGTTACTTCTCCTTGAATTGACTAACAAAAAAGGGGGTAAGCTCACCCCCTTTTGCCCCGATGTAGGGCGTTTGTTGCAGTCGCCACTCGACAGCAACACCTTCAGTTTAAAACTCTGGGGGGAATCGGAACTTTAAAAAGCTTCTTCGGCGGCTGACCCCACCATACCCCCACCACCCCTTTTGGCTGAGCCATGCCCCATCCCGCGTGAACACTATTCCCCACCCGTTCTCAGCACTTCTGTAATACTTAATACCACCAAACAACCGCACCGATATTTCTGTAATACTTAATACCACCAAACAACCACAACACCCACCCCCTTAGTAAAATCACAATGCCCCTAAAAATTTCTAAAAAATTTTGAATAACCTCTTGTCAAACGCTAGACTTGTGTATACTGGGGGTTGAATCAGCCGCAAGGCAATCAGTTTAGGTCTGATGATTCACAGCAGGAGTCGAGAAATCATCCGGCAGTTGGGGCCGTTCCTGTACCAACACGCATGGGGATTAACCACAGAAAGTTTATTCCGCTTCTGGCAAGAAGAAATGGAGAAACGAGGCCCAGTTAGTCCCCAGCCGTGTTGGTAGTGCGTTAGATGGGTTAGCGCCGTCTATGGTTAACTTCGTTGAAACGCGTTGTGTCACACTGCTTTATGTGAGCGCACTGCCAACACCAATAAAAAAGCCCCGGTATTTCTACCGGGGCGCAAGGGTTGATTTCTCAACCAAGGAGAAGCATCTGAACATCTCAAGACTGAGTTGCACAAGTGCCGGGAGTTAGTATACACTCCGCGCATCGCAGGTACAAGGGACTTATGCGCCGATGCTAGAACACTTGATTGAATTCGAACCAGAAGTGGTTAACCACGCTGGTAAACCTACGCCGATTGAAAAGCACCACCCGGCAGATGTCATTGACGCTAAAGTCAACACGGTTGACTGGCTCAAAAGCATGGGGGCCGAAGACACAGATACCGTGGTCACAAAGGCAGAAGTCCAAGCCGCACGCGCATCCTTCACAAACCTCGTCTCTTCTGCGCCAGCAGAAATCACGCACGAACACCTCCAGCAAATCAAAACGCCAGCGGCGGTACAGCATCTGGTCGGCATGCTCACCGCATACGACTGGGAGTTTGTCCAACAGGCCAAGGAGCTTCGTGGCTACACAGTGGCCAAGCTGTTGGAAGAGTGCGAGAACCCCAACGCCAATATCCGCTTGAAAGCCTTGGGGCTGCTGGGCAAAGTCACCGAGGTGGGGCTGTTCACCGACAAGGTGGAGGTCAAGAAGGTTGATTTGACAGAAGACGAGATTGACAGAAAGCTCAAGGAAAAGCTGGCCAAGTTCATGAATGTGACCGACGCTGAGTACACAGACATTGAAGAATTAGAGAAGCCACAGGCCCCAGCCGATGAGTGAACGCATACTCACACCCCAAGAAGCGACCGCTCTGTACGCCCGACTGCCGTTGATGAACCCGCAGGAAAAGCTCGAAACGCTGGAGATGCTGGAGCGTTCAGAAGGGTTCAAGAAGCTGCGCTCCGCACGCGGCGACATGATCGAGTTTGCCAAGTATGTCTACCCCGGGTTCAAAGTCGGCCCCCACCACAGGAAGCTGGCCAAGATATTTCAGGATGTCATATCGGGTAAAAAGAAACGGGTCATCATCAACATCGCGCCTCGTATGGGTAAGTCCGAGTTTTCGTCTTACCTGTTCCCCGCCTACTTCCTAGGCATGTTCCCTGAGAAGAAAATCATCATGGGCACGCACACCGCGTCCCTCTCAGAAGACTTTGGCCGCAGGGTCAGAAACTTACTTGCAGATGACCAATACCATGAACTCTTCCCAAAAACACTGGTGGCGGACGACCAGAAAGCCGCAGGTAAGTGGTCAACCAGCCTTGGGGGTCAGTATTACGCCGCCGGCGTAGGTGGCGCTCTTGCTGGACGCGGTGCTGATCTGTTTGTTATTGACGACCCGCATTCGGAACAAGACGTAAAGGCCAACAGTCGTCTAGCGTTTGACACGGCGTGGAGTTGGTTCCAGACTGGCCCGTTGCAACGTCTGATGCCGGGCGGGGCGATCATTGTCATCATGACGCGCTGGGGGATGCTGGACCTGACTGGGCGGTTGATCCAGTACCAAGTAAATAACCCCGACTCGCCTCAGTGGGAGATCGTGGAGCTGCCAGCCATCCTGCACGAGGGTGAGGAGAACGAGAAGTCGCTGTGGCCAGAACAGTGGCCACTGGAGGCGCTCAAGAGTGCCAAGTCCTCAATGGACCCACGGTATTGGAACGCGCAGTACATGCAGCAGCCCACCAGCGACTCCTCGGCCATCATCTCCAGAAAGCACTGGCGCATCTGGGAGAGCGACACCCCGCCGGACTGCGAGTACATCATCCAGAGCTGGGACACGGCACACGAGACAAAGAACACCTCTGACTACAGTGCGTGCACCACATGGGGGGTTTTCTACAATGAGGAAGAAAACAACAAGCCCCAGCTGATTCTCTTGGACGCGTTCAAAGACCGCATACCGTTCCCTGAACTCAAGCACTACGCCATGAAGCACTGGAAGGAATGGGAGCCGGATGCGTTCATCGTGGAGAAAAAAGCCGCTGGCGGACCCCTGATCCAAGAGCTGCGCAACATGGGCATCCCTGTGCAAGAATTTACACCCAGTCGTGGAAACGATAAGATGGTGCGTGTCAATGCGGTTGCCGACTTGTTTGCCTCCGGGCTGGTCTGGTGTCCAGACACACGCTGGGCAAGGGAGGTGGTTGAAGAGATCGCCGCATTCCCAGTGGGTGAACACGATGACTTTGTGGACACGACAACGCAGGCCCTCCTGCGTTTTAGGCAGGGTGGCTTCATCCACCTTGACTCAGATGAACAAGACGAACCCCGGTTTTTCAAACGCCGTACAGCGGCGTATTACTAAGGATAAATGATGGCCACCAACATCGACAAGGCTCTGTATCAAAACCCAATGGGAATGGAGCAAGCTGCCAGCAACGAAGAACCGATTGAGATCGAAATCGTTGACCCAGAAGAAGTCAACATCCACGCCGATGGCGTGGACATCCACATTGGCAAAGGCGAAGCGGACGACTTTGCGGTAAACCTTGCCGAGGATATGGATGACGAAGCCTTGCAGATGTTGGCTGGGGACTTGTCAGAAGATATTGAGAATGACAAGAACTCCCGCAAGGACTGGGAGAAAGCCTATGTCGAGGGCTTGAAGCTGCTGGGTCTTCAGTACGAAGAACGCACCGAGCCTTGGAACGGAGCCTGTGGCGTGTTCCACCCCATGATTACTGAAGCCGTTGTGCGCTTTCAGTCAGAGTCAATCATGGAGGCGTTCCCTGCGCAAGGGCCTGTGCGCACAAAGATCATCGGTAAGCAAACACCTGAGAAGCAAGCCGCCTCTGTTAGGGTAGAAGAAGACTTGAACTACGAGCTGACAGAGGTGATGCGCGAGTTCCGCCCTGAGCATGAGCGCATGCTGTGGAGCCTGCCAGCAACAGGTTCAGCGTTCAAGAAGGTGTACTTTGATCCCAGCCTTGACCGCCAAGTGTCAATGTTCATACCGGCTGAAGACATCATCCTGCCCTACGGTACGACAGACTTGGACACCTGCTACCGCGTGACCCACGTCATGCGCAAGACCAAGAATGAGATTGTCAAGCTCCAGCAAGCTGGTTTTTATCTTGACATCGAGCTGCCCGATGCCGACCGTACCCAGACAAACATTCAAAAAGCCAAGGACAAAGAGACCGGCTTTAGTGACCTGAATGACGACCGTTACACCCTGTACGAGTGCCATGTTGACTTGGACTTGAAAGGTTTTGAGGACAAGGACGACTCTGGCGAACCCACCGGCATTGCACTGCCATACGTAGTAACCCTAATAAAAGGAACCAATCAAGTTCTGGCCATCCGTCGGAACTGGAGAGAAGATGACAAACTCAAACTCAAACGACAACACTTCGTTCATTACCAATACATCCCGGGTTTTGGAGCTTACGGCTTCGGCCTTTTCCATCTCATTGGAGGATATGCCAAGTCAGCGACAAGCATTATTAGACAGCTCGTCGATGCTGGCACGTTGTCTAACTTACCCGGAGGTCTTAAATCTCGCGGCTTGCGCATCAAGGGAGACGACACGCCCATCGCACCCGGTGAGTGGAGAGACGCAGACGTAGGCTCTGGCAACATCCGCGACAGCATCCTGCCCCTGCCGTATAAAGAACCCAGCATGGTGCTCTCAGGCTTGCTGGACAAGATTGTGGACGAAGGCCGTCGCTTTGCCGCAACAGCGGATATGAACGTCTCAGACATGTCTGCCCAAGCACCTGTGGGTACGACACTGGCTCTGTTGGAGCGCCAACTGAAAGTGATGTCTGCCGTGCAAGCACGCATGCACTACAGCTTCAAGCAGGAGCTGAACCTGCTGGCTGACATCATAAAGGACTACACAGACCCCGACTACGACTACGATCCTGACAGCGACGCGCCACGTAAAGCCAAGCGCGAAGACTACGCACACATCGACATCATCCCAGTCAGTGACCCCAACGCGGCAACCATGAGCCAGCGTGTGGTGCAGTACCAAGCCGTGATCCAGATGGCGCAGATGGCTCCAGACATCTACGACTTGCCAAAACTGCACAGGGGCATGCTGGAGGTTTTGGGTATCAAGGATGCCGACAAGCTCGTGCCCTTGGTGGATGACCAGAAACCTCGTGATCCAGTGGCTGAGAACATGGCTGCTCTCAAGGGTGAGCCTCTCAAGGCGTTCTTCTACCAAGACCACCAGTCTCACATTCAAGTGCACATGTCGGCAATGCAAGACCCGATCATCATGCAGTTGGTTGGCCAGAACCCCAGAGCACCACAGATTCAAGCAGCCATGATGGCGCACATTGCAGAGCACGTTGGCTACGCGTACCGTCAGAAGATTGAGCAGCAGATGGGTATGCCCTTGCCGCCTGATGACGAGAAGCTGCCGCCTGAGATGGAGATTCAGCTCTCAGCCATGATGGCTCAGGCTGCACAGCAGGTTCTCCAGCAGAGCCAATCACAGCAAGCGCAGCAACAAGCACAACAGCAGTCGCAAGACCCGCTCATTCAGATGCAACAGCAGGAGCTGGCTCTCAAACAGCAGGAGCTGACACTTAAGAAACAAGAGATTGAAGGCAAACTGGCGCTTGAAAACAAGCGCATTCAGGTTGAGGCCATGAATAAAGCCGGTCAGTTGCGACAGCAAAAGAACGCGGCAAACATCACTGCGATGGGCAAGGCTGGCGAGTTAAAGCGCCAGCGTGAACAGATGCAGATGAACGCACGCGAGCAGTACTTGCAGCGTGAACATGACCGCAACCAGAAAAAGGAAACACCTAAACAATGATTCAAGAATTCGCACGCGTATTGCGCGAACAAATACGCACCGACATGAACAACTATGCCGATGACTTGGCTGGGGGTCTGTGTCGCAACTTTGACGAGTATCAAAAACTCTGTGGTGTCATTCAGGGTCTGGCCACCGCAGAGCGTTACTTAATCGACCTTGCTGAGAAAGTGGAGAAAGCCAATGAGTGACCTCGTGCTTGAACCGGGGCAGTTCGCCCTGCCTGAAGCAATCCAACCCGTTGATGCGCCAGCATCAAACGCAACAAACGAAGAGAAAGCAACCATGCTGCCACAGCCAACAGGCTGGAAGCTGCTGTGTGCTGTGCCTGAAATCTCTGAAAAGATTGACGGTACTGAGCTTGATCTCGTGAAAGCCACATCCACTTTGCGCCAAGAAGAACACGCCACAACTGTTCTGTTTGTGCTCAAGGTTGGCCCTGACGCGTACAAAGATCAATCCAAGTTCCCCGCCGGTGCGTGGTGCAAGGAAGGAGACTTCGTGCTCGTGCGTACATATTCCGGTACGCGTTTCAAAATCTTCGGAAAAGAGTTCCGGCTCATCAATGATGACCAAGTGGACGCTGTTGTGCAAGACCCTCGCGGACTCACCCGCGCTTAACAGGAGCAGAAATGGTAGAGAAATTTAAGTTCCCCGATGAGCTTGAGGACGACCAAACCCAACAGGCAGCCGCTATGGCTGATGGTGGCGAAGTTGAAATCGAGATCATTGATGACACACCCCCTCAAGACAGAGGCCGTCGTCCTCTGGACAGAGAAGTAGAAGACCCCACCGATGACGAGATTGAGTCATACACCCAAGGTGCGCAAAAGCGGATCAAGGAGTTGACCCATGCACGTCACGATGAGCGTCGTGCCAAAGAAGCCCTGTTGCGGGAGAAGCAAGAGCTTGAGCGTCTTGCACAGCACTACGTTGAAGAGAACAAGCGTCTGCAACAGTTTGTGAGCACCGGCACTGAGCAGTACACCACGATGGCCAAGACAGCCGCTGAGGCGGAGCTGGACAAAGCACGTCGTGAGTACAAGGCTGCACAGGAGTCGTTTGACACGGATGCGATTCTGGCGGCTCAAGAAGCCCTGCTGGAAGCCAAGCTGAAGTTGCAACAAGCACAAAACTTTAGGCCGCCCTCTTTACAAACCGAAAAATTTGATGTACAACCACGCCAACAAGTATCCGAACCGGTACGAGCTGACGAAAAAACCTTGCGCTGGCAAGCACGAAACCAGTGGTTTGGCTCAGACGGATTCGAAGAAGTCACCAGCTTTGCACTAGGGCTGCATCAAAAGCTAGTCAACAACGGAGTGAATCCAAGCTCCGATGAATACTTCGAGCAAATTGATGCTCGCGTGAAGTCTAAATTCCCTGAAGTTTTCGGGGTAGCTGAAGACAAGCCAAGGTCGGTTGAAACTCCGAAGCGGCCATCATCCGTGGTGGCTCCTGCCACACGTTCGACCGGAGCAAGGAAGATACAGTTAACGCCGTCTCAAGCTGCGTTAATTAAAAAGTACAACCTTGACCCGAAAAAATATGTTGCAGAAGTTTTAAAACTGGAGAATCAAAATGGCTGAAAACCGTACCCCTCGTGACAATGTTTCACGCGATAAACAGGCTCGTGCTGTATATGTACCGCCGACCGCGTTGCCCGATCCGACACCTGAACCCGGATATGTCTACCGTTGGGTAGCCACACATGTCTTGGGACAGGCAGAACCAACCAACGTGTCACGCAAGTTTCGCGATGGCTGGGAACCGGTGAAAGCAGCAGACCATCCAGAACTGATGATTACTGGAAGCGAGAAGACTGGAAACGTCGAAATCGGGGGCCTCATGCTTTGCAAGATGCCAGTCGAAAGAGCACGCATCCGGGATGAACACTACGACCAGAAAGCACAGGACCAGATGGAATCAGTGGATAACCACTTCATGCGAAACAATGATTCGCGCATGCCGCTGTTTGCAGAACGCAAGTCTTCAACCAGTCGCGGTGCGGGTTTTGGTTCAGGTTCAAAGTAAACAAGGAGTCCTTAAATGGCAGCAACCGCATCTCCCTACGGCCTCAAAGCCGTAAACGAGTTGGGTGGCCTACCTTACGCAGGTAGCACTCGCTCATTTCTGATCGACCCAGCTGGTTACAACACGAATATCTACAACGGTACTATCGTGTATGTCAACTCGTCTGGTTACCTCAACATCGTGACTGGTACTGGTGCTGACGGCACTACCAACTCATTCCCCGGCAGTGGCACTTTGACTGGTGCTGTTGGCGTGTTCGTGGGTTGCACATACGTCAATGCTCAAGGCCAAGTGATCTATTCTCAATACTACCCAGCCAACACCACCGGTGTCGTGTCTGCGTATGTCGTTGATGATGATCGCGCTGTGTTCCAAGTTCAAGCTAACGGCTCGATGGCTCAGACAACTCTGGGTAACAACGTGTACTTGGCTAACGCTCAGAGCACCTCCACAGGCTCAACCACTACTGGCAACAGCAACGTGGCTGTGTCGTCTTCTTCTGTTACCACCACTGCGGCCTTCCGTATTGTTGGTTTCGTGAATAGCACGACCTCTCAAGTGGGCGACGCATACACTGATTTGCTGGTGAAGTTCAACCCCGGCTACCACTCTTACAGCAACGCTGTTGGTGTCTAAGGAGTAATTCAAAATGGCAATTTCACGCGCACAACTACTTAAAGAGTTGCTCCCCGGTTTGAACGCACTGTTCGGCATGGAGTATGCACGCTACGGTGAAGAGCACAAAGAAATCTACGAGACAGAGAAATCTGAGCGTAGCTTCGAAGAAGAAACCAAACTGGCTGGTTTCGCTGCTGCACCTGTCAAGAACGAAGGCTCCGCCATCTCTTACGACAATGCGCAAGAAGCGTTCACCGCACGCTACAACCACGAGACCATCGCTTTGGGCTTCTCAATCACCGAAGAGGCGATTGAAGATAACCTGTACGACAGCCTGTCTGCCCGTTACACCAAAGCTCTGGCCCGTGCAATGGCATACACCAAACAAGTTAAAGCCGCATCCGTTATCAACAACGGTTTCAACGGTTCTTACTTGGGCGGTGACGGTGTGACTCTGTTCGGTAACAACAGCTCCAGCGTTCGTGTTGGTCACCCTCTGGTGAATGGCGGTGTTAACTACAACAGCCCAACCACCGGTGTGGACTTGAACGAAACTTCTTTGGAAAACGCCGTGATTCAAATCGCTGCGTGGACCGATGAACGTGGTCTGTTGATCGCCGCCAAGCCCCGCAAGATGATTGTTCCCCCATCACTGATGTTCGTTGCCAAGCGTCTGCTTGACACTGAACTGCGTGTTTCTACTGCTGACAACGACATCAACGCGTTGAAGCAGATGGGTGCAATCCCTGAAGGCTACACCGTCAACCACTTCTTGACCGACGTTAACGGTTGGTACTTGATGACTGACGTGCCTAACGGCTTGAAGCACTTTGAGCGTATGCCTCTGGCAAACTCAATGGATGGTGATTTCGACACCGGCAACGTGCGTTACAAAGCCCGTGAGCGTTACAGCTTCGGCTGGTCGGATCCCCTCGGAATCTGGGGTTCTGCTGGAGCTTAATACTCCAGTATCAATAAAAGGGGGCTTCGGCCCCCTTTTTTGTGGGGGCTTGTGTTACAGATTAAGTTTGTGGTACATTACCCGTAACTAAGTCAAGGAGTAGACACATGGCCAGAGGTATTTACAAAATCATCAATGTAGTGAACAACAAGTTCTATGTTGGTAGTGCGGTTGATTTAAAGCGGCGCAAAGCCCGGCACTTTTCTGAGCTGCGTACAGGCAGACACAACAACCGCCATTTGCAAGCGGCGTGGGTCAAGTACGGTGAACAGGCGTTTGTCTTTGTTGTAGTCGAGGAGGTCTCACCAGACGCTGATTTGCTTGCGGCTGAAAACGTGTGGCTCAAAGAGCATGTTGGAAAAGACTACTGCTACAACATTGGGGTCGATGCGACAGCACCGCACTTAGGCATGTCGGGAGAGCTTAGTCCGACATGGGGATACAAACACACACCTGAAGCTCTTGCCCAAATCGGTATTGCATCAAAAGCCCGTGTCCAGTCACCAGAAGAAAAAGCTAAACGCCGTAGTACCATGCGTGGTAAACCTCAACCAGCCGCAGTCAGAGCCAAAATTTCTGCAACGCTGTCAGGAGAAGGCAACTTCTGGTTTGGTAAGAAACGGCCTGACCACGGGGCTAAGGTAAGTCGAGCAGTGGTGACGGTCAACCCAGACGGAGTAGTCACCGAATACCCCAGCATTCAAGCTCTGCGCGAAGCAACCGGACTCAAACCGCCGACTGTGAATCGTGCAGTAAAAGCAATGAAACCTCTAACCCGTGGGCCATACAAAGGTTGGATTTTCAAATACGCTTGACACACTTTAAATTTCGTGTATATTGCCAGTAATCCGGGCTTTCCGGTGTATCTGACAGTCCCGGCTGACGTTCATGCAGACAGATACACCTTAACCGCATGAAGGAAAAATCATGGCTCGTACTACGTTTCAAGGCCCAGTCCGTTCTTTGGCTGGCATGTACAACCAAGGCCCTGCCTCTGTTGTCGCAATCACCGCATCTACCACTCTGAACCCCGTTGACCACGGCGGTCGCATTCTTTCTGTTGGCGGAACTCTGGCATCAAACATTGTTTTGACTTTGCCAACCATTGACGCTTCCTCCAACCCAACAACTTCTGGCCCCGGCCAAGACCCAAGCACATCCAACAACCAAGGCGTTGTGTACACAATCTGGGTTCCCACAACCATCGCCACCAGCTCATTGAAGATTGGCACTGATGGCACTGACAAGTACATCGGCACTATTTTTGGTGTTGACACCGACTCAAGCAACGCTTTGGTTGCCTACACCCCCGGCGCAAGCAACGACTTCATTAACTTCAACGGTGGCACTACTGGTGGTGTTGCTGGCACTTGGGTGCAGATTTTTGCAATCGCCGCACTGAAGTACATGGTCAATGGCATCGCTCTGGGTACTGGCACTGTCGCCACACCGTTTGCTGATTCCTAATCTGGGAGCATCACATGACGATGCAATTTGACGTCAAGTCAACCCACCTAAACGCGTCTGGTACGATTTTTGCCCAGCCAGCGCGTATCAAAGGGTTCTCTATCTGCGCAACAGCAAGTTCTGCCGGAACCCTACAGTTGAAAGACGGCGGCTCCAGCGGCACTGTGATGGTGGAGATCGACATCCCATCCAACTCCAACCCCAACTCGTTCTACGTTTTGGTTCCCGGAGATGGTGTGCGGTGCTATACAAACATCTATGCGACGCTGACAAACATTGCCAGCGTGACGGTGTTTTATGGCTAAGTCACCAGCATGGCAACGCAAGGAAGGGAAGAGCGAGAGCGGAGGCTTGAACGCCAAAGGTCGCGCCTCTTACAACAGAGCAAATCCGGGGAAACCCGGGTTGAAGCCTCCCCAACCGGAAGGCGGGAGCCGTCGCGATTCTTTCTGCGCTCGCATGAAAGGTATGAAAGCGAAGCTTACGAGCGCCAAGACCGCCAACGATCCGGATTCGAGGATTAACAAAAGCCTTCGGGCTTGGAATTGCGCAGAGGGCGGCAAGGTCACCAAAGGCGATGGCTGCTGCACCAAAGGCAAAACAAAAGGCAGGATGGTTTAAATGGCCGAGATTGAGTTAACCGAACGCGAACGTGCGATTGCCAAGGAAGCGGCAAAGCTGGCGCTTGAGGAGCTGTCATCTGAGTTCTACAAGAAGGTCGGTAAGACCGTTGTGGAAAAGCTTCTCATTTGGGTTGGCATGTTGTTTGTTGGTTTTGTGCTTGGCAAGGGCTGGCTCGTAAAGGTTTGACATGCCTAGCACCAGCAAAAAGCAACACAATTTCATGGCGGCTGTGGCCAACAACCCAGCGTTTGCCAAGAAGGTTGGAGTCCCGCAGTCAGTGGGCAAAGATTTTTCAACTGCCGACAAAGGCAAAACTTTCAAAAAGGGTGGTGAAATGAAAGAGTCAAAAGCAATGGCAAAGAAAGAAATTTCTTTCATGCAAAAAAAGGGTGCGCCCAAGTCAATGATTAAACACGAGAAAGAGGAGTACGGTATGAAAAAAGGCGGCATGAAAAAGATGGCTTCCGGTGGTATCACCTCTGCCAAGATGGGTTCTGTGAAGACCGCAGCCCCCAGCAAAGACGGTGTTGCTTCCAAAGGCAAAACCAAGGGCACAATGATTTCCATGTCAGGCTCCAAACCGCTGGGCATGAAAAAGGGCGGCAAGGCCTACTGCTGAGATGATGGCCTCACGCGGGATGGGTGACATCAACCCATCCAAAATGCCCAAAGGTGTGAAGAAAGCACGCCGTGACAACACCGACTTTACGCAATACAAAGACGGTGGGAAAGTCAACGCGGCTGGGAACTACACCAAGCCTGAACTGCGCAAGCGGATCGTGAGCCAAGTCAAGGCGGCAGCAACCCAAGGCACAAAGGCTGGCCAGTGGTCAGCCCGTAAAGCTCAGCTGGTGGCCAAGAAGTACAAGGCTGCTGGCGGGGGTTACCGAGATTGAAAGCGCCGCAACAGTCCCTTAAAGATTGGACGGCCCAGAAATGGAGAACCAAAAGTGGCAAACGCTCTTCTGACACTGGTGAAAGATACCTTCCTGAAGCTGCGATCAAAGCTCTCAGCCCTTCTGAGTACGCTGCGACAACCAAAGCAAAACGCGCAGGAAAAAAAGCCGGAAAGCAATTCGTGAAGCAGCCACCCAAAGTGGCAAAAAAGACAGCGGGGTACAGGTAATGGCTGAGAAGTGGATACAAAAGGCGATCAAAAAGCCCGGTGCTTTGAGAGCATCTCTTGGTGTGAAGGGCGACAAACCCATTCCCGCAGGCAAACTCGCAAAAGCCGCAAAAGCACCCGGAAAAATGGGCCAACGCGCACGTTTGGCACAAACCCTCAAGGGATTGAAAAAGTAAATGGCAACAACATCCGGCAACGCATCATTTAATCTTGACCTCACCGAGCTGGTGGAGGAGGCGTTTGAGCGTGCCGGTTCTGAACTGCGCACCGGATACGACCTTAAAACAGCACGCCGGTCGCTGAATTTGTTGTTTGCTGACTGGGCAAACCGTGGCATCAACATGTGGACGTTTGAGCAGGGCACAATTCCCCTGACTCAAGGGCTAAACACCTACCCAATCCCCGTCGATACGGTGGATTTGCTGGATCATGTGATCCGCACACAGGCAAATGTCCAGTCCACACAGTCTGATTTGACAATTACCCGCATCAGCATCTCAACCTACGCCACACTTCCCAACAAACTGACCCAAGCACGTCCAATTCAGGTTTGGTATCAGCGTTTGGATGGACAAGTCACCCCGACTTCATGTTTGCTGGCCACCAGCATAGGCGCATCGGACACAACGATCACCCTCTCAAGTACTACGGGTTTACCCGCAATCGGGTACATCAACCTCGACTCCGAGACGATCTTCTACAACTACATTGACGGCAACACTTTGGGTGACTGCTTCCGTGGCCAAAACGGCACAACGGCAGCTTCTCACACTGCGGGGCCAACAGCCAAGGTCTACATCAACAACGTGCCTCGCGTAACCATGTGGCCAACGCCTGACGGCTCCCAGCCTTACCAGTTTGTGTACTGGCGCATGCGCCGGGTGCAGGATGCTGGCAACGGTGTCAATGTGATGGACGTGCCCTTCCGATTTGTTCCCTGCATGGTGGCTGGTCTGGCC